TCGTCGTCAACTCTGTTTGCACTGCCGCCCCTGTAGTAAAGCTCTCTTATCATGGTTGCGGTCCTATTTGTGGGGTCAAAGTCATATAAGCCCACTGCAAATGGGTTTACCGTGCCATAGTCTATGGCCGCATAATACCTGTGATGCGGATTGAGTTGAGGAACATCACGGACTATATGCAAATCCCTGTCGAACATGGGGTAAACGAGTCCCTCTGCGCGAACCCACAAACCAAGAATATAACGGCGGTAAAATACACCCGTGTACATATTCTCGTATCGGTTTTTTATTTCACTGGACAGGCTATTATTGTCGTCCATTGTGAAGTGGAGATACAGCATATTTTTTTTTGTGTGTTTTAAAATCCACTCCAAATAAAACCAGTGTGACGGATTTTCGGGGTTGCAGTTAAACCAAAATTTTGAGCCGTCAACCGAACAACGAGCCATAGCCTGCTCCACAAACGAGCGTGTCATAAGTGCCACTTCGTCGAAAAACACCCCTGCGAGTGTCATACCTTGAATGAGCGTGTAACTGCTCTCGTCTTTACCACCAAACAGGTAATAGGTGTTGGTTTTACCACCGCCCGAAACAATCAGTTTATTTTCTGTCCGTCTCTCAACGATTGTGTAAACACCCTCGAGCCACAAGGGGAGGTACGATATAACATTACGGCGTAATGCCTCAATTGTTTTTCCGCAAATTGCAAATGACTGTCGGTCGAATCTTGTCATACTCCAGTTGATAAACCCGATAGCCATTGACAGAGTTTTGCCCGAACGGATTGAGCCGTCACAGATGATACCGTCACGTTGTTTCAGGTTCGGTCGATTCCACCATGTCAGCGTCAGATTCTGTCGCTTCCCGAATTTCTGGAATGTCCTCTGTGTTCACCTCCGCCGAGCTGCTTGCCTCTATCATCTCGAACAGGTTGTTGTCCTTGTCATCGGTTTTAGCAACGCCCAGTTCACCGACAGATTCGAGGTATAAAGCTATAGCCTGTGTATTGCCTGTTTGTGCGGCTTTCATTAGCGCATCAGCTACTTGCATTTTCTGCGTTAGTTCCTCGTCGGGAATACCCAAACGTTTCAAACGATTTTTGACTCTGCCGTCTTTTATAGGCAGCCCTGAGTATATCAGCAAAAGGTCCGCCATAGCCTGCCGCTTTTTCCGTGCCTCTGCACAGGCTTTACCGCCTGCCGAGCGTATAGCGTGAGCCTCTTCCGGGGAACGGTCATTTAGACTTATTAAATTATCGTTCTGCGGTCTGTGACTTTTACCCACGCTTTACACCCTCTTACTTTTTCTTCGCAGATGTCTTTTTGTTACCTGTATTGGTGTTTTTCTTCTTGTCGTTTTTTGTATATGCGGAATTCATAGCCCCAGCTAATTCCTTGCTCTGCGCCGCACTTAATTTTGCAAACTTTTCCATGTATTTATTCACAGTGATTCCCTCCGATTATATGTTTTTATCACTCACAATTAATGCGCTTCTGCTGATTACGTTATAATACACCTCACCGTCTGAATGTGTGTGCGTTATAACGCTATAGCCCTTGATTAGCGCAAACTGACTCATGCTATTAGTTGTGCTTTTACTTCGCGAAAAGCCAAGTGCTTTTCGTGTTCTCGGATGCGTTTTTATAAAGCTGTCATACTCGTTTTTAAGCTGTCTATCCGAAATGGTTTTTGCATTTGGTGAAAGAACGCCCTGCATAGTAGTACTACCGTAGCCCTTTGAACCCCGTAAATTGTTGCTAAAATACAGCCCATCACCGTAAATGCCGTTGCCTAAATACGTCAAATCGCCGTATCTTGTCACGTCCTGTATATCACTCGCAGTCATGCTTACACCGCCTTTTAGCGTTGCCCCATTAACCGATCGATAAATAGGCTTTGCCCCGTTGGATATAAGCTTTTGCAACTGCGCATCGGGTACTACCTGTGGTAAATCATTCATGCCTAAACCATAAACCATTTTTTGGGTATGGTGAGTGTTAAGAAAATCAGGAGTGTCAACGTTTTGAACATTTATGAGAAAATCATGTAACTGCTTATCGTCCATAGTTTGTACGTCGGTAAGTGTTACGCCCATAGGTGTATTTACAATCGGCTGCGCCGCAGGGGTCGTCGTAGCCTTAACAAATTTACTGCTACTCGTTTTAACCATTTTTAACCCCTTTTCCCTTTTTCTGCGGAGGTCTCTTAATTACGACAACACTTTTCGCTGTCGCTGTAAAACGCTCCTCTCCCGGCTGCGTATTTGCATTTGTGTTTGTACTCTTCTTTTTGCTCATGCTTTTCCACCGCCTTAACCGATAATTTCAACGTCAACCACAATTCGGGGCTTTGCTCCGCCATTTCTCGGGTACGCCGTTGTGCCATCGAAATGCGCTCCCTTTATCCGGTACTTTGTACTACGTGACAATACAAGCTCTGTCTGTGATGGGTTGCCGATAACCGCTTTTGTGGTTGCAGGAGCATTGATATTTAAATACACCTCTCTGCCGCCCGAAACAGGACCTGACATAAACGGATTTCTCGATGTGTCCCACGCTGTTGATACAAATTTCTTTTCCGTGTATTCCGTGCCTGCTATTTTTGTGTTTATCTGTGATTCCGTCATGCTTGCATAATTCTGCACGCCTAAAGCTTGTAAAAAGTCTTGATGTGCGCCACGATTAAGCACAATATCTTTGCCTATCGGATGCATAGCGGCATCGAGTTTTGTTGCAACATACTGTTCGTTTGCGTTGAGTGGTATGTCGTTTTCCAGTTTATGGTTCATGTTCTGCGACATGGTATACCCGCCTGACTGTTGGTCTTGTCTCACGTACTGACCTATAGCCATTTTGGTGTTTATATCATAGCCCTGATACAGTGCTATAACGTCCTGCTCATCTTGTCCTGCGAGCTGCTTAAAAACTGTGGACTGCGCCACTGCTGTCGGCGTCGCAGCCTTAACAAATTTACTTTTACTTGTTTTAACCATGCTGCTTTATCGCCCTTAGAAAGCGGAGATTAATCGTTATAAGTAGCTTTTGCTGAATAATATTGGCATTTATGACGTCTTTTTTACCTTTGCCCCTTTTTAATCTACCTCCTGTGTCAGTGGTTTCACTTAACGAGACGCTATAATCTTTTTGGCTGATACCTCAGTTAAAAGCCCCGAGTTCTTTGCCCAGTCCGCAAATGTCATATTTAGCATCTCTGATACGTTAGACAGTTTGTTTTCTTCGAGTACGGCGTCAAGAGTTTCCGTGTCTGTGTTTTTGATTTTATCGTGCAGGCGTTCTGCCATACGTGTCAATTGCTTATGCCGTATGCCATTGGCCCAGTTTACTTGTTTATCCGAGCCCTCGAGTTTTGGTAGCTCAATGTTGAGTGTAACGGCTTCGTACTTTAAGGCTCTTGCAATTTGCTTATCACGAGCCTGTGGGTCGCCTTTTTTGACGAGGTAATTGTACAAATCGTCACCCATGCCCTCATGATAGTAAAAGTCTTTGCGTTCTTCCTCTGGTAGTCCCAGCAGTTGCTGTTTTATTTCATTCGAAAAAGCCGTTACGCTGTTTTGCACCTTGCTTTTTTTTGAAGTGCTGAATCCGCTTTTACTTGTTTTAACCATTATCTATCACCCTTTAGTCCTCTTTCTGAGCTGCTCCTGAAATGCGGGTATGCGAATTATATTACCAGTGCAATAGTCGGGGACAACACCGTAAAACAGTATAGTTTCGGGCTGTAGTCTTTTTAGCATCTCAAAGTAGCCGTCTCTAAAAAAGCGACTCGCATCCTCATCTGCCTGAGTACCTACGGATGATACAGCAACAGTGCCACCCACTGGATAGCCGTCAAATGAGCAGTTCCAATCACAGGGAGCACCCCATCTCACATTTGGTATTACCGATATGCCCCTTGACTGCCAAAAAGCCCCAAGCCAATGATTACGGAATTTTGCGAAAATACGTGCGGCTTTTGGAAAATCTGTATACCCGGAAAAATCAGGCATAAATACAGCCTCGAAATGACTTAAAATTTCTGCGTATTTTTCCGGCTCATTCCAAACTCGTAAAAAGTGATAGTCATCTACGTAAAAATGCACGCAATAATTTTCGGGATTTTTACAGGTCTTTGCGTAGTTAAACCCGATAAAATTTTGGGGGGACTATTTCTTCACGGTGTACATACGGAAAATCGTACTCGCCAATGCCCTCAAATATCATTATGTTTTGGTTATCGTATGCGTTCCGTGTCTGCCTATAAGGCATTTGCATTTTGTCACTACCTCCGTGGATTTGAATTTTGGTATCGGGTACGGGGCTCAAACCCATATAGGCAGATTAAAAATCTGCTATGCTGTCTATTGCATCAACCCGGTATTTTGCCGCCTGCACTGTTGCACAGACAGCAAGGTAGGTAGAAAAAAGGTGATCCTAAGTGGTGTTGGTCTGCGGAATTGCAGCGCACAAGCTGGCTGTGTTTGCTTGTCCGCTAAGATACCAACATACGAGTACCGTTATGGTACTCGCGAAAGAAAGGAATCAAAAATGGAAAACCACAAAATGGTTGCGGGAACTGGAATTGCACCAGTGACCTCCGGCTAAGGAAACCGACGAGCTGCTTACTGCTCTATCCCGCATCACGGGGCTTGCACCCCGTTGGCGGAGTCTATCGCCGCCCATCGACGATGCCGTATAACGCTTAAAGTCGGAGGCTCACTTGTCTGCGTATCTTTGCACCTGATTATATTATACACCATATGTGGTATATTTGTCAATACTTAACCACAATATATTGTGGTTTTGCACAAATGCAGCCACAACCAATAGTGCAGAATCACAATGAATCGTCTTTAACTCTTTGTAATCTCACCCTCAGAGCGTTTAACAGGTTGTTTTGTGACTGGTCCTTGCAGTGCAGGGAGTTGATAACGTCCTCATCTACGCCGCCCTTGACAATCAGGTGATGCACAAACACAGGATAGGGTTGCCCCTGTCTATGGAGTCGCTTGTTTGTTTGCTGATACAGCTCCAGACTCCACGTCAAACCAAACCAAATTATGTGATGTCCGCCCTGTTGTAAATTAAGTCCGTAGCCACATGAGGCAGGCTGTACTAAAAGCAAATCAATTTTGCCTGCGTTCCAATCCCGCTCCTGCTTTGCTCCCTCGTAAACGGCGACCCTCAGATTGAGGGCTGAGAGCGCCTGTAAGAGCCTTTCTTTGTCATGCTTAAAGTTATAGCAGATAATAGCGTGTTGCCCGTTAAGCCCCTCTACAGCCTCTGTGAGGGCATCTATTTTGCAGCTTTGCAGTTCCACTACGTTTCCGTCCTCGTCGTATACCGCCCCATTGCATAACTGCAATAGTTTGTTTGATAGCACCGCCGCCGTGCCTGCTGTGATAGCTGTCTCGTCGTCAATCTGCAATAGGGTGTCACGCTCGAGCCGTTTATAAATCTTCATTGCCCTGTCGTCAAGCTGCACAGGAATGTCGTTGTATATAAGCTCGGGCAACTCTAAGTAATCACTTGACCGCATGGAGATGCAGATGTCGGATATGCGATTATAGATTTCCTCCTGCGCCCCCTGTTTTGGTGTGTAGCTAAATACGATTTGTGCGTTGCGTTTGTCAGGGGTAAAATAGGCATCACGATATGCCGTAATGGTCCTGCCTAAACGCTGACCACCGTCAAGCAGATAAATCTGAGGCCACAAGTCCATTAGTGATTTCGGAGAGGGCGTACCCGTCAACAGCACCATGCGACTAATGCGTGATCGCACGAGCTTCAACGCCTTAAACCGTTTGGCTTGATGATTTTTAAAACTTGATGACTCGTCAATCACCACCATGTCAAAAGGCCAGTCGTGCCGATAGTAGTCGACAAGCCATTGCGTGTTTTCGCGGTTGACGACGTAAATATCAGCGGATTTGTTGAGAGCCTCTATGCGATTTGCCTGTGAACCGAGCACCGCAGAGAACCGAAAGTGTACAAAATCAGTCCACTTTGCCGCCTCGTTGTGCCATACTGACTCCGCCACCTTCTTCGGCGCTATAATCAGCACCTTGCGAACGCACAGGTAATCATACTTCAAACGCTTGATTGCGTCCAGGGTTATTACTGTCTTACCTAATCCCATTTCCAGGAATAATGCTATATTCGGGGTTGCTATTATCTTGTCACGGCAATATGCCTGATAGCTGTGTGGCGTGTATTTAGTCATTTTCGATTGCCCTCCTACAGTCCTCGACGATCTCGTCAATCTTCTCGTAGCTGTCAACGCTCGAATAAATCCTGCAACCCAAATCTCTCATGCATTCCTGCACATACACCTGTCTCGCCCTCTCTTGCTTTTTCGGCTTTTTTAATTCCACGAAAAAAATATTACCGTTTGGCAATATTACAATCCTGTCGGGAACTCCGCTGTAGCCTGGTGACACAAACTTCAAACACAAAATTCGTCTATCCAAATCTTTCAATTTTTGTTTTAAACGCTTTTCAACTTCTTTTTCCAACAATTTACATTTCCTCCTGTTACGTTACAAACCCAAAAAACCCCTATACATATACGCGTATATGCGTGCTATGCGGTATATACCTATATATTATATATATTTTAAGTCAATTTAGAAATGAATGTAACATTGTAACATATATACATAAAATAGCGTATTTTAGGGATTTTCGAGTGTTACAAAAGGCGTTACAAACGATGTTACACTCTCGGAATGTAACATTAATAGTTTTAACCATATTTACAGAAATATAACACAATTTCGGTTTGTTACATCAAATGTTACATTGAGTGTAACATTTATACCCTCATAAACTCTTTAATTTTAGAAAGTTTAGCAATGTTACAGTAACTTTGTAACACCTAAAAACCTCTTTAAATCCTTTGAATTTAGAAAGTTTAGTGATGTTACTGTAACATTGTAACACTATTATTTAAACCCTGATGAAGCCTCTTTGGATGCCATATGGCCCGAATCTCATTGGTTTTTGAGGTCTGCTCCAACCCCTAAGATTTTCCAGTACCGCATTTATTTCTCGTGTGTCTGATAATTTCATATACTTCACGTCGCTATTAAAACACTCGCACCATATCTCCGCCGCACATACCCTGTCACGTTTAACCAGTTTCTTATAATTTCCTGCAAGTGGTTGTGTAGCCGCAGTGCCATTGTTGTCGCCACTCTCACCGTCTGCGTTATTGTCGGTATTCAGTCGCTTAATTCCCCAGAATGTCCTACGTGATTCTGCACTCCACGTTGACCAGTTGTCGGGTATCTCACGCTCTATAAATTCACGGATAAGCCCCTCTCTGATAGATGACTCTCTGTGTTCCTCCTGCTTTGCCTTTGCCGCCTGCTCGATTTCTCCGTCGAGGAATAACGGCTCTCCGAGCTGCCAACGTGTTTTTGCCTCCGCCCAAATCTGCGAAATTATGTCGTCTGTCAGGTCGTTAAAGACACTGAGTTTTACGGGGTTGATTCCCGTGTCAACAGGCCAGAAACGACGGTTGCCGGTTAGGTCGCGCAGAAACTCACTCGTGTTTGTCGTACCAAAGAATACACAACGCCTTGCACGTTCCTCTGCGTTGCGTGCATACGCCGCACGGTAAATGTCCGAGCGCAATGACAGG